GGGAATTGCAGAGACGTGAAGAAGTCCATGCCCATTGCGTTGCCCATAGAACCTTGGTTGAAAACGCTCTCACCAGATCCGCCACGTTGTGCCCAGGTTGCGAAGTAGTCGGCTGACAGCAGGGTAGCTTCCAGGTCGACGTCAACCAAACACATGCGGTTGGGATTAAGCTGTTGAATGGTACCGGCCTTACGAGCCTGAGCCATATCAGCTTGAGTGGTAAAGAGAGTGTCGCTGGCATAAAGACCGGCGGCCTGGATCAACTTCGTACCGACGTAAGTGTCGATAGTTTCAGCGATGCTATAAGCAGCAGGCTTGATAACCTGTTCGCTGAATGATTCCAGATCAAGGACCTTTTCCTTGGACGTAACTTCCACGGACACATCGAGGTGCTTTTCGATTTCCATGTTACGGGTGGATTCACGAATGTCCTGGACGTTGATGACGTTGCCATCTGCGTCGAAGTCGCGAACTGCATATTCAGGACGGGTTTTGATGCGGACTGAGTCACCAACGGCGTAGCCATTAGGACGTGCTAAAAAGTCTGCGGTTTTGTCGGTCGATGCGAGCTGGGTGATAACCAGTGCGTCTTCCAAATGAGTGAGTGCCTCAGCGGCAATCGAGTCTACTTCTTCCCAAGCGTTAGCCATGATGTCGTTCCTCTTAGAACATGAAAAGTTTAAGTTTTCACATTCCTCGGCTTAGCGTTGGAACGGGTTACTGACTTGGCGAGTAAGGCTTGACCTCTACTCAGCGATCATACCGGCCTGACCGGATGGGGCTTTGCCCTTGATAGCTCGCTGTCGCTTTCGCGTTCACTGGATGCAAATAATCATCTGCAGTGAATCGGAATATACCATCAGGTGGAGTAGTTGTAAACAGGGGCCAGGAGGTTGGATACTGGACCCCAGAGGACGATCCATGTCCTAGGGAGGGGGGTAACAAGGGGTATAGTGACCCTATAAGGGTATCTGGACCCCGTGAGAGACCTAAGCGTCGGCAGCCGCCTTCTTCTTTTGATCTCGTAGCTTACGATATGTCTTCATATCACCAGACGATGCTGCGGCAGCCATCCTCGTATCGAGGTCGCCAGTTCCGCCTTGACCGCCAGTTGATCCGCCGGTTCCTGCGCCTTGGGATCCTGGGAACAAGTGAGGCGCCGTCTCTTTGAGTGAAGTCACCCATTCAGCTATCGTGATAGGACCTTCCTTGCCTCGGATGATTTCACCCTTGGCGTCTCGAGCAATAGGCACACCCTCTTCGATAACGAATGCGCCCTTCGCTCTCAGCACAACATCGGCTGTCGCTGTGTCAAGTCCCTTCTCAGAGATGAAGCTTGAGATAGCTTGCTGATTCACCAACAGGTCACGAACCTGAGACTGTGATGCCTCCAGCTGAGTAGACAACGTAGTGTTGCTCGTAGTCACCTGGTCGATTTGCGATTGGTGGGTAGCGTTGACTTTCTCAAGCCGCCTGTCCCATGCTTCGCTGTGCTTGCCTTCGGATATGAGCTTCAGTTCCTCATCGTTCTCAAACTTGCTGAGTACACCTCGGACTGCTTCAGGATCCAGACCTTCCCACGCTTTAAGCGCAGCCTTGGAATCGCTCACTTTCGTAAGCAGCTCATCGTTCTTGGACTTGAGTCCGGTTGTGGCTGTATCGACAGCTTTCGCTACCGCCGCATCCAGATCTGCTTGGCTGAAACCAGTGCCGGCACCTTCGCCTCCACCGCCACCTCCGCCTGCGCCCCCTTCTCCACCATCGCCTTCAGCCATGAAATGGATAGGAGCAAGTCGCCGTCTTCCTCGTATAAACATATTAATCACCTTTTCTAAAAGTTACTTGCGGTCGTTGGGTTTTGCGGAGTGAATGGCTGACCGTACGACCACTCACCGTTTCGGAACGCTTCGCCTCGGGCCTTACCGAGTGCGTCGTCCTGGAATGCGGCTGGTTGGCCGCCCATCCATTTCTCATAATCCGTTGCTGTGTTGACTGTCTTCACCTCGAAGACCGAATCACCTCTGGCGTTGGTGCCTCGGATCTTGGAGTCGGTGTTCGCCCTTGTCGGCTTTCTCACCGTGCCGCGGTCGGTCGTCATGTCACCAGACTCGTAGTCGTCGCCTGCTCCAACTGCTGGACGCTTATACGCTTCGTCCACCCCTGCGATCTTGGGTATGGCCAAGGATCTGCAATTCCAGTGGATCTGACCAGGACCTTCGCCCCAAGGGAGTTCGTGGCCAATCGGCTCACCTCTCATAGTATACAACTTCTGATCTCGAGGTGCGCATATATTTTGTGTTGTTCTTCCGTCCAGTATACTCGTCCAGACCTGGCCTTCGACTATATCGTCATTCGCCTTGAACACCTCGTTGCGGCTCTCATAGTTGAGATGGCCAAAGTAGGACCGCGCCACGGTCTTCAGGTTGTTCTCGCTCTTACGTAGGATAGGTGATACCCTCTCGGCCGCCGCGGAGACGCTCTCGCCTTCGATCCAGGAGACACGGAGTTGTTGCGATACACGAGCTACGTCGGACCTGGCGAGCTCGGCCGTCCATTGGCTAAACAGCTTACCCTTGAACGGCTCTGCATTCGCAGCTACGAATACCGATGTAGCGGTCGGAGCGGCTACACTCACGACGCCTGTTGCCGCCGACGGTGACAGCTCAGTCAACGCCTTCGTGTGGAAGCCAATGTTCTTTTGAGTGAACTGCAATCCGTCCTTACGAGTGGACGGTATGATGCTGTCCTTGTAGACCTGCTCAACCGCCGATTGGTAGGCGGCGGTCGCTTCCACTACACGAGCTCGAGTCCAGGGATCATCCTGGCTCTTGAGCTTCTCGATCAAATCCTGGTGAACCGTCTTGAGGAAGGCGGCGATGGTGCGTGCCTCTCCCTCTTTGAGATTCTCGATCCGGACCTGGTGCCGAATGTAGCTATCGGTATACGACTCTTTAGTAGCCATTAGTCTTCATTCTCTGCAAATGTGTATTCGCGAGTGGTCATGCTGATCTCACCCGAGACTATCTTCTCGACTTCGATCTTGATCCGCGGTATCGTGTTCGCCTCCATGTTCAACTGGAGCTTCGTCACGCCCTTCACTTCTTTCAGTCCGCACAACTCCAACACGTGTTGCTGGAATTGGTGGAGCGAGGAGCTCATCGCTATGTCTCCTCCTCTTCATCCTCGTCGTCATCAGCCTCCTGTTCTCCTTCCGCTTCTTCGTCTTCATCCTCTTCTTCCTGCTCATCGATATCACCTTCGGTCTTCGTATCTTCACCGCCGCCTTCGGCACCCGGCGCCATGATCGGCTCTTCGTCCTGGATCGCGGCTATCTCATCTTCAGGCGTCTTCTCTTCGTTGACGATACCTGCATCGATGAAGTTCTCCAACAGACTCTCATGGCTGATTGCGCCACTCATCCAGGTGGATACCAATGCGCTAATGTCTTGAGCGTTCAACGTCTTCTCGGCAAACTCGGTATTCGCTTCAAACACGACCTCACCCCCGCCAACTATATCGGAAGCCATTTGAAGGATCTGCTCCATCGCGCTGGCGGCGTGTGTCACACTTCCCAAGAGGGTTGCACCACTCGCAGCTTGACGGAGGGCCAGAGCTTCGCCTGACTCGGCGGCTCTCTTGCTTGGGCCTAACAACGCTGCGCCATAGTTCATAGCTTCGCTAAACACACCGCCGATGTATTCGTTGATGTGGTTGAGTGCCGATGTGTCCGTAGCAGGATAGAAAGCGGTTGCCGCTGGATTAGACAGCGCTATCACGACCGACGATCCTACGGTTTGTGGTATCTCACCATCTACGCCTGTCACGAACAGTGTGGGGTTACACGTCAAGAAGTGCGCCTGAGTCAAATCCGCTGAATGGCGATATATGTCCAATGCGCAATCGGAGATGCCGAGCATCGGAATCACGTCTGGCCATGGATCATTCTTAAGGGATCCTGCGTTCACAACCGGAAGTCTTTCGACCGGCTTGCCTTGGATCACGATTGGTGTCGGCCCTTCTACCAGGTCACCGTCAATGAACTTATACACGACTGTCACCATTGGACCGTTCTCTTCTACCTGCTCCAACGCGTATTCGATCGAGTGGTTCTTGGTGCCTGATTCGGTATCATCCGGATGCGAGTCTTCAACGGTGAACATCGCGAGTGTTTGTGTGCTTATACCGTCAACGACCTCGGAATCCCAATTGGTGTATGTCTCCGTCACGTACGGCGATATGTAGAGTGTGTTGTCACTGCGTACATCGAGGACCAATGCAATGCGGCCTACCTGGAGGATCTCACTTACCAAGAACAAGAATAGCTCGGCGAGACTCATGCCTTCGGGGGTGGCATTCTCACGGAGGTACTCCAATGAAGCAGGCAATTCGATCTGCGGTAGATTGCGACCTGCTATGCCGATTAATCCACGGAGCGTGTTCGCTGTGATGTCAGGGAACTTCGCTCTTTGTAGGTACGCGCTATACGCTGGATTCGAGTGGTACCAAGGGACGTATTGACGTTGATAGTCCAGTGTGTCCGCGGCGTATTGGTTCGAGGTCGTTCGTCCGGCTTGCGCCGCGGCAGGAGCCGGGATGCCGATCATGCCCGAAGGCATTGGTAGATATACTTCGTTGCCTCGCTTCACGACATCGGATCCGCCGACGGAGTCTCGTATCTGTCTCCAACTGAAACGCTTTGCGTCGTATGCTCGGTTCGTGAATTGTGGATTGATCATTTTAGTATCCTCCGCGGATGACGTGTACGTCGGCAGTGGGTTTCACAAGGCCGAATTCGTATTCGATGTAATAGCCTGGCGCGTCTACGACGTGATCCAAGCCGGTTGATTTATCAGGCATGCCGTTCTTGTCATACACCTGCTGCTCTAACGATGCTACGAGACCAGGGCACTTAGCGACATTGACTTTGTAGCGACGCTCATCATCGCCGTTGAGGATCATTGCGTTATACGCTGCGACCCGATTCTTAATAGGTGGATTGGCGTTAGGCGCCTTGATACGGAAGCCCGCTGCTCTCAACTTCTTGATGTCCGACGCCGTAGTGTTTGACGATGTACGGCTATCACCACTCGCATCCGGATATACGGTGATTGGATTATGCGGGTAACGAGCCTTCAGCGTTGCAATGGTCGCGTCAGTATCATAGCTCTCAGTAATCTCATCGACTGCCCGAGGCTCGTTATCCCGCATAACATGGATGACCGCGGCTCCAAACAAAACGTTGAAGTCCATCCCGACGTTCAACGGCTCTCGCCCGTCTACTTCGTCAAGGCAACCATTCAGTTCGCGGTCGAAATTCCTATATACTGCACCAGACGTGAGGTTGACATACTCACCGTCCAGGTATGCTTCAATTAGATTCTCAGGGTACGTAGCTCTGAGGTTAGGTATGTAGTCAGCCGGCAGGTGAGGATTCGAATACGTCGGTGCTTTGTACAACTCGTATTGCGGCTTCTTGTTTTTCACCCATCGGTCGTGAGTGAATACGAATCCTTCCGGCGTGGTGTAGGCCGACACCCGATTCGGCTCAGTCCTGTAGTCGCCTTTGCGAGCCAGGATGATGCCGGTCTCTTCCTCAATCAAGTTGTGATCGTGCTTGATTCGGTTGCCCTTCTCATCACGGCAGAATATCTTCTGGCGGTTACGAGCAATCACCTTGTTCCACACGTCCTCTGCTTTCTTCATTGGAAGGGTATCCAACTCATCCAGATGAGAGCGGAACGTCTGGTAGCCGACGATGCGACCAGGATTGTCAAGACTTCGGAATATGATGGCGCCGTAGTCTTTCACCTGGATGATGTAGCGTGACTTGTTGTAGTCGTATTCCATCTCCATGCTATCGAGGAATGATAACACATTCGGCACGGTGATAAGCAATAGTAGATCGTATGTAGGAGCGTAGCACCCGATCGCTGCACCAGGATACTGCATCAAATCCTGCATGACGGATCCCGCCATGGTGATAGACTTACCAGATCCGAAGCCGCCTACGAATAGGGGGTAGACTGCCTCACTCTGTAAGAACGCCGATTGTGGTGGCGTCCATTCGATCTCAAGCACCTCACCGTCTTCGTCCTGGTAGAGCTCAAACAGGTCGTCGTCATAGTACTGGTTATTGGGTGCGAGTAGATTACCCATCGACCGATACCCGATTCGGCGCCTTGGCTCCCGTGAACTTAAAGCTCAGTCGTCGCTTATTGCTCACCGGCTCGGCACCAGGTAGCTGTAAGCCGCCAAAGGATCGGACTGTAGGTGCGATGCGTAATAGGCCAGACAGCTTGAAGTATTGATTGAGTAGGAGATCGTGCACTCTCACCAGGGGGTGGATCGCCTCCGTCCCCATATCGTTCTCGGTTATATAGTCGTCTATGCTTGTCAACTCGAGCTCTACCTGGTCGAGTCGTGATAGCGTCGTAAGGTATCGCTGTACGATCGCGGCGTCACATTGGAGAAAGTACTCAGGCGGAAATTGACGTATAAAGGTGACAAACTCCTTCTTTGCTCGGAGCTTCAATGGTCCGGGTGGCTTGATGTATAAATCAGCCGGGATGATCTCGCTCTTCGCCATGGGGAGGTACGCGTCCGGTTACGTAAGTCAGTTGAGAGCGGATAATAACCTTACATTGGCGGCGTGTACACCTTCGCATCCCACGACCTCATGGGTCGATCGGTCTTCCTATACGCAAATTCGCGGGGATCCCCATGTAGCACTCCAACTGGAACAGAGCTTCCAACGGTAAATACGCGTTGCTACAATAGAAATTGCGATCCTCCGCATTCGCCTTGAATGTCAATTGATCCTTGCTGAGCTTACCGGACTTGGTCGCCTTCAACTCCAGATACATACCGTTGTAGACCAGGTTCGGCTCCGCCAAGAATAGGTCGTGGACACCTGCGAGCACTCCCATGTTCTTACGACGTGTCGCTTCTTGAGGTGCGCATCTACCGCCATTCATCGCATGGTACATGAGCCAAGCCGGATAGTGTGTACGGACCAGAGCAACGGTCGCCGCCTGGACTTGGTACTCTGGAAAACTACGCTTCTTGCGTTTCTTCTTCGGTGGTGTCAACGGCTTCGCCATAGAGTGCCTCGAGTAATAGTGTGAGTCCGACTTCGAGATCTTCGCAATGTATGACCTTCGGATTTATGTACGTCATCTTCGGGACCGCTGCGATCACGAATACGTGAATAGGCTCAGCCGTCTCATCATCGTGTGGACCGCCCTTAAGGTTGACACGGGACTGAATCTGCACGTCGTAATCAGTCGTCAAACTCGTAAGTTTTTGCAGCGTTTCGTTCATCGCTTCTTCAAGACTCGCGACATAATCTCTCGTCGTATCAAGCCAGTTACTTCGTTCGTTATCGCTCGGTTCTATCATGGTCTTCTCCAAATTAGAGCGCCATTATAATCACTACGTTTTACGATTAATACCATTCTGCGATCTCCCGAGAACTATATTCCGGTGATCTCACGATCTCACCAGAGGTACGACCAGAGGTACGACCAGAGGTACGACTTGACTATCAACCACCCGCCACCTTGAGACCGTTCAAAGTGGTTGCTTGCTGGTACTTTTAGAGGTATAAACTGGAAAAGGGTGGATTGTATTCTGTATTCCTAAGTGTATGATTAATAAGATATATATACCAACAACACACACCGTTCTTTTTACCTTTTTAAGTTTCACTATTGTAAGTGCAAGCATCCACTTCGTCATCACATATAGAGCGGGGGTGGTTGCTAGCCAAGTGGTTAAAAATTGACCAACTTTGACCAACTCCATCCGGCCGTCCCACGATCTCAAGTGGTTAAAAATTGACCAACTTGACCAACTCCATCCGGTCGCCCCACGATCTCAAGATTAAATGAAATAAAGCGAATAAAGGTGTTTACATCACGTAATATCATGGTAGAA